ATTATGCCAATTATCAAAATCGGCCTCAGTATCCCATTGATACCACATTATAGACCCCACTTATTCTTCAAATAGCTTTCGTTTTTAGCGCGGTCAGTAGCACTTAAAACTGAGTCATATAATAAAATCTCTCCTATAACTCCATCAAAACCTAAACCGCCACCAGGAGTATAATCTCCAATATGTAAAGGTTCAGAAGCTACGCTAGCGCTAGGACTTTGCGTAAATGTATTATTTTTTATTTCCGCGCCACCATTAACTCTGCTGATTGCTCTATCTGCTGTAGTTCCATTGTTTGGATCTAATAAAGCTGTGTAATAAATGGCGGTGGCATCTGTTAAAGTTCCTTGGTCATTTGAGCCTATTGCGCCATTACCGCTATTTCCATTTCTAACAAATAAATCTGTTTTATCGTCACTTCTTCTAGTAAAACTTGTGCCTACTGAAGATGAACTAAGATCAAAAAGTGTGCTTAAGATTACTTGAAAAGTAGAACTTGTGTCACACAAAATTACCAAAAAGATAGATGACCCACCGCTGTTGCTTAAAAATGTCCAATTAGATGCGGTTGCAGCTTTTAATAAATCATTTGAGCCATCAAAATCAATAACATTTTTTGAGTTTATTGTCCTAGTTCCTGATGATGGTCTATAAGCCGCAGTGCCTTGAGTTAAATTGTATGCGTTAGCAGATTTGTCGTTCCATTGAGTTACTGCATTTCCTGAAACTGTAATGGTGGCAGTATCGCTTGCATCATACCAAGCCTTATATCCTGCAACTGGTGAAGTAGGCGGTGGGGCAGAAGCACTAGCAATAATCCCGATTAAACTCATTACGCTATATCTCCTACGACCAAAAATGTATTTGATGCGGTGCAGATAATAGAAGCTGCGCTATATCTTGCGCGTAGTTTAGGCGCTGTTGCTGTTGCACCTGTTGAGTTGATAGTTACACCTGCGCCTTGCGATAGAGTTACTTGGCCTGCGCCAATCTGAGCTATATTTATTACATCACCTGCGCTAAATACAGATGGTGGCACAGTTAGCGTAATTGCGCTTGCATTGTTAAGAGTTACTAGCTGATTTAGGTTGGCTGCTAATAGCGTATATGTAGTGCCTGTCTCTGCATCAAATTCTAGTTTTAATCTTAGTGTTACAGTTCCGCTGGTTGCTCCGCCTGATAGACCAGAATCTGATCCTGTCGTAATTCCTTCAATATCACCAGTAGGGGTTGCCCAGCTTGGAACTCCTGCTGCAACTGTTAGGACTTGCCCAGCTGACCCAATAGGCAAAGCAGTATTCACATTGGCAGTTGCTGATCTATAAGCAAGTGCGCCAGTAGTAGTCTGTGGGTTTAAGTTCTTTGTCGTTGTATCGATTGAACTGCCAAGGGTTCTAATGGCAGCTGCGCCATCCTTGACTAAATCTGTATCGTCTGGAGTCTCCCAGTTGTAATTCGTTGTATTGGCCATTAACTAATAACTCCTATCGCGTCTTGCCATTCTAGCGTATTAAGAACACTATTCCAGCTTTCCGCTGCATTGACTTGAGCCCATTGTTGGGCAAAGGCCGAGAACTCTGTTGGGGTAGCTAAGAAGGTAACTGAGAGGCCTGAGACGGAAGCGTTGAAGGTCCAGCCCTCGATAAAGCCAGTAAATTCGCCACCTAGAATATTAAGGGGCAGGTTAGTAATTCTGACTGGCTGACCCATAAAAATATTAAGCAAGGCATCTCGGTCGGCGTTATCAATCTCTGGGGACTGCAGGGCAAATGTAATTGATTGGAAGGTATTTCTAGGCCAAGCGCGAAGCTGAATTAGGCGATCTGCTACATCCTCAACATCCGCTGCATTTTTCAAATAGCTATTGAATTGCTCGGCAAATAACCCGTATTCGGCTTGAGAGTCTAAATCTTGAGCCGTATAGGAGCTATTAAAATTGTTGCCATAGTCCATAATTATTTTATTGCTTAAATCGCCTTGACGCTGAATTATGCCAATGCCAGAAGCTATGGCGTGAGAAGCGTCTAAGTCTGTGTAGCCGTTGGCTATTAAATAATCTTGGCGATGGCTGGCATCCGCGTAGTTAATATTGCCATTAGCATCTTCATACATATAACCAAGGGCCGAGCTAGCAATTTGATTAATTATTGGGTAAATGACGCTATCGGTAATTTGGCGGCTAACCATTGTGTATTGGCCAGCGTCAATTTCGCCAAGTCCAATATCGCCAGCATTAGACCAAATCTCAGTAGCAGGTTCATAGGTTGCCCAAGTTTCAGCTGCTGGCAATTCATTCCAACTGGAAAGCAATAAGTCATCTAGCAAGTCGGTAATCTGAGCGCCGTCTAAACCTTGAGCTAAATTGCCGTCAAATATTGCTCTTTGAGTTTTGGCTAATGCGCCAATTGCGGTAATTCTTAAGCTAGTAATAACTGCACTTGATCCTGCGCTGCGGACAATTTGCCTTAAGTCTGAAACGCGACCGCCAAAAATAGCCACATAAGCGCCAGTCGTATCTTTTACTTCAATGGTTACTGCTGTGTTAATACCAAAATCATAATTAGTTCCATCGGTATTTATGACTTCTAGTGAGCAATATCCTGCTGGAGTAGGTGAGTTTATATCCTGACGGCCAGAGGTAATAGTTAGGTTGCTTAAAGTTACTGAAGTTAATTCATCGCCATTGACTAAAATCTTCCAATCGGGAGTCCAAAGGGTCATAGGATTTGGGCTGAGGTTCTCAAATCGCCAGCGCCAGTAGTTCCGCGATTAGTAGAATTGTTTAGCGCCAAGATGACTGCTCTAGTAAAGCCTTCTTCATCTATTGCGCTTGGGGCATTAACATTGATAGTGACACCAGCGTTATTGGCTGCAACTGTTCCAGCGACATTAAATCCAGAAGGGATGGCATTACCGCTAGGAACTAGAGTTGAGGGAGTGCTAACTGCTGATCCCGATGGGACGCTTGGGGTGGTCGATGGCTTAGGAGCTGGGGGAAGGCTAGGACTTGGAGCTGTTGAAATCTTTGGAAGGCTTGAACTGCTTGGAGTGCTAGGCGCTGAGAATGAAGGCTTGGAAATAGTAGCCACATTAGGAAGAAGTGGGACCGCATTGTAAGCCCGAATAAGGACATTGATTGCATCAATGGCGAAATTAACCGCGCTTTTTATTCCATTAACTACGAAGCCAATTACATCAAGGACGCCGCCAGCAACTTTGCCAATAAAGCTAAGCGCTGCGCCAAGATTGTTAATCAATACGGGAACTACAAAGTCTTTAATAAAGTTATAGAGGATAGTTAATGAATCCTTATTTCTCGCAATTGCATCAGTAACTGGCTTTAATGCTGCGTCTTTGAACTCAATAAACTTGGGGATAACTGTGTTTATAAAGTAATCCAAAAGTCTTTGAAGGGTAGGCAATAAAGCAGCTCCTACTGATTCTTTAGCTTCATCGAAGCCCACTTTGAGTCTTGCTATTTGACCTTCAAAAGTATTGGCTTGAACTGTAGCTGCCCCACCAAAGGTATCCGCTAATTGCTTTACTGTTCCCTCTAATCCAAGGGTCTTAATCTCAGCGGCTGATAATCCAACGCCTAGGCGAGTCAGAGAGCCTGTATTGCCTTCGTATGCCTTACCAAGGGCATTTGAGACGGCCTCTACACTCTTGCCAGTAGCAGCTGAAATATCTAAGGCTAGATTTAATAAATCTTGGGATTCGGTTACTGATCCTGTAGCAACTGCCAAGCGCTGAAGGGCTGGGCGTAATTGATCGTCAGCAACACCAGTAGCTAGTGAGGTCTTGAGTATCTGCTCCTCGACTGCTGAAATCTGGGCTTGGGTTGCCCCAGTAACATTCTTAAGGGCATTGGCTAGACGAAGTTGGGCAGCCTCATCTTCGATGGCTGCTTTAACGCCATCAACGGCTAGCTTGACTGCATAGGTTGCTGCTGCTGCCGCTGCTGCTGCAAAAGCTGCTGCCGCAACCTTGCCGAACTTCTCTAACTTACCGCCAAAGCCTTCAACCTCTTTAGAGCCAGTATCAAGATTTTTCTTGAGATCAGCGACATCAGCAAGAATTGAGAGCTTAAGTGTTCTACTGCCAGCCATTACTTATCCCACTCTTTCAATATCTTGGAAAATGCTTCTTGCCATTTCTTAATCAATTCAGGCTGAATCTTACGAAGGGTTGGGTAGATAAAGTAGCCAGCGTTTCCGCGACCTTTGCTGGGTGTTCTTCTTGGGAACTGACGCAAGCGATTACTTCCAAATTCATAACCCGCCCAGAGTTTTTGTGTGTTACCGCCACCAGAAAAGCGCTGACTTGCAAAGCCGTAAGAGAACTCTCCGATTTTGGAACTGGCCGAGACTTTAACGCCTGTTGCAATTCTTCTAACTGCTTCTTGACCAAAAGTCCTTGTGAGTGCATAGGCTTTGATTTCATTTGCTGCATAAGTAGCCAGCGCGCTAGATTCTGATTTAGCTTGGCTAACGGCTTCATCATCCATCGCTTTGAACGCGGTAATGATTGAGCGGAGCTCGCGTTTGTCATAGCTAATTGGTAACTCATCTGCCACCGCTACGCTCCTTTAATATATCTATGGCCGTTAATACTTGGTCTATATCTGTCCAGTAAGGCATCGGAATCCCAGTTGCGATAGCAATCTCGATGATTAGTCGGTTGATGCTTCCGGGCTCGTAACTTTTGGGCTTTCATCTCCAATCGTCATTTCCTCAACTGTCAGCTCCCAAATCTCTTGGGACTTGGTTGGCTTCCCTGCTGCTTCGCGCTTATACGCAAAGTAGGCAAGGTCTAAGAAGTCCGCTTGCTGATAAGCCGTTATATCCTTCATCGAATAAATCGACTTACCAGTTTTGCGTTCCCACTTAGCCCATTCTGGCAAGCCAGCTTGGTAAGTAGCTGATTCGCCTGAGCTGTATTTAATTGTGATTGAAATTTTCATAGCTCCCGATGCTCCGATCTCTTAGCTGAAGGTCTCTGTTGGTGTTCCAATTACTGTCATTGTCCAAGTGTCGGTGAGTGCTCCAGGAGCAGCTCCGCCAGCAGTTGGGAAGATTGGCAATACTGTGAAAGCAAATACTGCGCCAGTTATTGCAGTAAATGAAACGTTGAGTGCTGTGTTCGGTGCAGCTTCTGCATCTGTCCACATTGCTTCAAATAGAGAGCTTGCAGCTCCCCAATCCTGTAGCAATTCAATTGTGAATGTCCATTGCTTATCTACGGACTTATAAGCGCGACCATCAAGAGTTTGATAGGTCTCGATAATTGTGTCGCAGCTTAGGACTGCGCTAGTTGTCTGGGCGTCATAAGCAGCGCTATCGAGTGTGAATGTCACATCGCGCCCAGTTATTACTGTTGTTGGCATTTGGGTCTCCTATGCGGTTTGCTCGTAGCGGACGCTCAAGCGTATATCTGAAACTAGCAGGGTTGTAGTTCCAACTTCGGTTACCGAAGGTCTTTCGACTATTGATAACTCATACTTGGAAGCATTTAACGCTCCAAGAATACTAATAACCATTTGCTCTAAGTTATCTAAAGCAGCGGCATTGCTAAAATACGCAACGCAAGCGGTGATGGTGTAATTTAATTTAACTCTAGTTGTGGCTTTTCCCAAGACTTCAAGCTCCATATAGGGCGAGTCTGGAATGACAATAATTGCTGGGACAATAGGCGCTTCAGGAACTGAGTCGTAAATGTTGGCAGCTACGCCAGCAAGCGCAGTCTTTATAGCGCCTCTAACATCTGTGGCAATTGTTGATGGCATTAACCAACCATCGTCTCTACATCAAGGTATGGGCCAAGTAAGCCAGTTACTTTGGCAAGTAAATTCTTAGATAGGCGGTAAGGGGTTACTGCAAAATCTACGCCTTCTATTGATCCACCTGCTGCTGTTCTTGCTTGGAATATTTCGACTGAGATAGCCAGAATTGCAGCTTCAGCATTGGCATTTCCGACATAGGTTGATAATCCAGAGAGCGCAGCGTTTCCTGCTGGGATGATATTTTTCTCCAATACATCTGCATTGGTGATTGCGACTGTGAATACATAATCTGAAATTTCGTCATCGGTTACTGTGTGTGTGCCATTAAATGGTGATCCGCAGCCAGTAATAATTACGGATTGGCCTTCTGTAAATTCTTGGATTGTTGCGGTCTCAAAGTAAGCGACATTATCCTCAAGCTTTACTTTGTTTATCTTGCTCTGAAATGTGACCAGCATTGGAAGAACTAGGTTCTCTGAAGCATCGACAATATCGTTTAGATAAGCATCGTTATATAGGGATGACGAAACGCCAAGAATTGTCCTTAGCTCTGTGGCTGTAACTATCGTTGGCATTTCGTCATCCTTTCAAGCAGTTAGGTGAGCGGCCAGCTCGGGAGCGGACTGGCCGTCACTACTAGGGTTTTATCAGGTTAAGTTGAAGTGGCAAGAACCATTTGCAACTTTAACGGCAAGTGCGCCGTAGCCGTAGTAAGCAACCTCAATCTGGCCGTTTAGAGCCACATTTGTCTGCAGACGGAATCTGCTGGATTCATACCAAGTGTAAGAATCAGGATTAATTACAACCATCGTTCCATCTCCAGTTGGAGCTGCGCTCTGGTTGATGCCAAGTGCGCGAGATACATATAGATCAAGTCCAGCAACATTTCCGCGAAGGCTTTGTGGGCTTACTGCTCCACCTGCGTTTTGAGGCTGTGAAGCTGTGTAGATTGGACGGCCTGAATCGTTGTAGCTCATAATCTTTGACCATTGCTCAGGTGTCACAATTAAGTTACGAGCAAATCCAAGAGAATCAGCATAAACTTCAGCAGCTGCTTCAGCAATGAAGCCAAGCAAGCCTGTCGCGCTATTTGCTTGAGCTGTTGGTGCTAATTGACCATTAGAAAGAAGTTGAGCAGCAACGAATTTATCGGTTGCTAAAGAATAAGCGTATTCCATCTGACGGACTAGCTCATCAAAGAATACTGGATTGCTTCGGTCAAGAAGTTCAACGGAGAAGGTCTGGCCACCTGCATACTTATTAACATTTACTGTTAGGAAGCTGTTGGTCATTCCTGTCTCGACAATTGCATCGCCTTCGTTCTCATCTTCAACTGTTGGAACGGCTGTAATCTTTGGAATCTCAAAGCTCATACCAGCATCTGGTAGGACTCCGCGAGAGATTGCATCAATTGTTGAACGATCAGCATTTGATAGTGGGTTGATTACTTCAGTTAGCTGACGAGTTGGGATGAGGCCAGCGTTATTGGAAGTGGTGTCATCTGCTGCCATAACATACTGGCGAGCATCGTCATCACCGAGCTTAGCGCGAACGCTATTCTCAAGATATTTTGCCTTGGTGAATTCAAGGCGAGGTGCTGTGTAAAAGGCTGGGCGAGCTGCCTCAACCATATTTGCTTTAGCTGCTTCAACCGCTTCTTCAACGGCAGGAGCAGGAGCGGTAGTGTCAGACACTTGGTCTCCTTCGTTTGGTTTCTCTGAATCAGCGGTTGCTAAATCAGAATCTTCTTTTGGTGCTTCATTCTCAGAAGCTGCTACTTCGCTTACGCGAGCAGAATCAATTGCAGGATCAGTTACTAGAGATACTTCATCTAGGGTTGCTGAGGTAATCTGCATAACGCCTTTGTTGTTGGTCCATTCGTTTATCTGGGCTCCAACGCTAAATCCATCGCGCAAGCCTTCAGTTGCTTCAATTAGGGCATCTTCTCCAGCCATAGTGTTGGCAATCTTGAAAGTAGCTTCGATGCCAGACTTAGTTACATTGTGAGAGACCAT